TCCTAGACCTAGCCAGGGCGCTGCTCGATGAGCAAAGCAAGGCAGAGTAAGGGCTGTATGCGATCCAAACGGTGGTATGCAGGGGCAACACAGGGGTGTATGCCCACAAGCAAAGGCACAGAGGCCTGCTGGCTGTGGCCAAAACAGTCAAAAAACAGAGGCACGTTACCCCTCCCCCCGCCTTGTCACTATGGGCGGGGTGTCTCACTCAATTTTTCCCCGTTATTTTAAAAAAAGGAGATCCACATGGAAGAGCAATACAAATTACAGCGTGAGCTGCGTAGTGCAGTACTCAGTCTGCTGCGTCAGGGTTTTACCCTACAAGCCGTAGTTCATGCTTTAATCGTGGAATCTGAGCGATTAAGCGAAAGCGCAGCAGTCGTGCAGGCAATTAATGATTTCAACCACCAACCGTAGATAGGGATAAACAATGGATTTTACAAATATAAAGGTGCCTAAAGGCATCAAGGCGCGACAGCCTACCGAAAGCGAGCTAGAGTACTTTAGACGCAATACAAACGTATCTGGCATGGCCACAGACGATGATGCCGTTATTCTTAATCCATATTCTGGTTTAAAAGAGTCTGAATATCAGGCGGTAGCCCTTAATGAGTCATCGCGGATCCTGATGCGTCAGCCAAAGTATGCGCCTGACTTTGACCTTACAGAGCAGCAAATACGTTTCCTAGACAGCACAACATACCGCAATGCGTCTGAAGATGACCGTAAGGCCACTATAGCAGCCCGATTACTCTCTGGCGATCCAAGCGGCGGCATTGCGACTACTGAGCAAGCAGTCTTTGTCAAAAACCTACAACAAGCATTGCAGATCGGAGATTAATATGGCATATGATAAGCCTTTTGAAATAAAGCCAGGCAACTTTCAGTTGTTTAAAAATACAAAGAAAACAGACCAAAAGCACGCCGATTGGACTGGCACCATCAAGCTGCCCGATGGCCGCGAGTATTGGTTCAATATGTATAACAAGCAAGGCCCAAAGGGTTCGTACTTTTCTGGCTACATCGGCAAAGAAAAGCAGCAGTTAGATCAGCCTGGCTCGTTTAATAGCTTTGCCCCAAGCGCGCCGCTCGGCAGGCCTGAGAACTTCCACCCAACAGCTCCGTTGGATGACGTGCCGTTCTAATGGCGACTACTCGGCCAAAAGCAAAGATAGCAGCTCAGATACCATCCCTACAAAACTGGGGTGGTATTCGGTCTATTCAGAAAAGATTAGAGCGCTCGGCTACGATTTCAGAGAATCGCGAGGCGGTCGCCTACTCTTTGCTGTGTATGGCCAATACGAAGATTACGGACATCATGGAGTGGGACGATGAAGGCCAGGTTAAAGTTAAAGCTAGTAAGGATATTCCTGAGCACGCCCTTCAAGCCATCAAAAGTATTAAAGTTAATAAAGATGGTAATTTAGAGCTGGAGCTATACGATAAGGTCGGCGTATTGCGCCTGCTGGCCAAGGCATCTGGCCTCTTGGATAACCCAGATGAGTCAGATAAACCGTCAGTTATCGGCATCAATATCAAGCCGCCTGACGTTCAAGACGTAGACTTTTAATAAAAAACAACAGAGGGTATTGCATTTATTTTTTTTCTGATTACCATCAGGGGTAGCGATATCGCTAATAACCCGTGAGGATAATATGACGAAAAGAAAAGAGCACTCTCCCGCCGTAGTTGTTGACTCTGGCTCTAGTTATGAAGAGCCCATTCCGTTTGCTGGTATCGTAGAGATAGAGCCTGACTTTGACTACGATGATGACCCTATAGACCTAGACTCTGTCTGTAATTTCCGAACCAACCACAATGACGAAAACTAAAATGGTACCAAAAGACACCAGCTCCCATGAGATGACTAACGTAGAAATTGCGGAGAAGATGTTTATTCACCCGCATACGGTTAGCAAAATTGAGAACCGCGCTATGGAGAAGTTCAAGCGCGAACTAAAAAAACGCAACATTAATCTAAACGACTTGATCGGAGATTAAGCAATGGCCCATTTTGAACCGAATAATCCAGAGTACGATTCACCGTACGATGCGGTGAATAAACCGAAACACTACCTAAGCCACCCGTCTGGGATCGAGTGCATACAGATTACCGAGCACATGGGGTTTTGCCTGGGCAACGCGATGAAGTATATTTGGCGCGCAGATGAAAAGCATGACGCAGTTGAGGATCTACGCAAAGCCAAGTGGTATATCGAGCGCGAGATAGCCAAGAGGATCAAATGAGCTTTACGATTTGGGAACCCAGCGGCACTATGTTTATCCAATGGTTTGCGACTATGGACGATGTAATCGCTAGCATGGTCAAAAATCCGCACAATACTTACCATAGGAACTAACATGATTACGTTTAAATGGACTGGAACTGCTATATGCCTGCTTAGTATTCTGCTGACTGCGCTCAATATCTACCCGGCAAACCTGATACTGGGGTTTATTGGCTCTGCGATCTGGGCAACAGCTGGCTATGCGCTAGACGATACGCCGCTATTCGTGGTTGAGGCTGTGGCCGTAATCTTCTATGCTGGCGGCATTGTGCTTTTTGTTGCAGAGCAGCTAAGTAAGTGGGGTCTTTGGTAACATAAATGTTACTAATTAAAGCTCTAGCGGATCGAGGCCAAGCTCCTGTCCTACGAGTTTGCAGCGGGTTCTAAATGGCTTTCCATGCTGCAACCACTTATCGCCTTTTTGCTTGTGAAAGCTGCAATGGATCATTTCGTGTGCAAGGGTACTTACTAAAGTTGACATAAACGCACACCTGGCTGATGAAATAGTAATAGTGTGTTCATAGTCATCATCATCGCAATAGAGATAGCTACCCATGAGCTCTGGATCATGCAAAATCTGAAAGTCGATCTGTTCTGGCAAGGGCATAGGCCACTTAGTAAATGGGTAAGTTACCACCAGGCTAGAGTAAAGATGGCGCACGGCCTCTGGCGTTATCCTCATAGCTTATTAATACAGCCCCTAAACTCAAACTCATCCTCGCCGCAGACTTGGATTAGCTCTGGCAGCATCAGGCGCCCACGCTCAAAAGACAGTAGGGCAAACCCTGATCTCCAGTCTTTTGGGTTATCCTCGGTGTAATGAACAAATTGCTCCGAGTTTGGCTCTGCCAATGTGCCTGTCTGTACGCCGTAACGTGTACCGCCGTTATGTCGGAAAGCTGGGCTAAAGTCTGTTATCGGCTGGACGCTTAATCATCGTATCGGCATTGATCCAATAAGACCAGCAGGGTTTCCATAATGGGAAGTGGTCTTTGAGTGTAAAGCCCTCAACTCCCTCGTACTGGCTGGCCTGAGCTGCGAGAAATGTCTCAAAGCGCGCATCGTGGTTGCCGAGCGTCCAGATCAACTCTGCGCCAATTGAGGCTTTTTCAATATTGCCCATGAACTCCTTGCAGGCCTCCAACTCCTCCTTGATGGTTGGCGTATTAGACCAGCCAATGCGGGGGTGGCGTGATGCCTGGGAGCCGTCAAACACATCGCCATTAGCAATAACGACTTTGGGTCTGAACTCTTTGATAATCATCAAAAGCGCTTTGTATGCTGTGGTGTAATCGTCTGGCCAGAAGTGGGCATCGGAGAATACGACTACGCGCCCCTTCTCCATCTGGATCTCACGCCTAGCATGGTGCGGAGTTTCCTCGGATCGGCTAACTTTAATGTTATGGTACTGGAGTTTGTCTTTGCCGATGCCTTTTGCCTCTAAAACAATGTTGTTTCTAGACTCAATCGCACGTCTGCGCTTTAATAAATTACGATAATTAATGTTAAGTTTCTTTGCCATCTCAACCGCGTTAGGAGCGGCGTTCCATTCGGCTATAAATTCTGCCTCTGTTAGGTGATATCCTGACATAATTACCTTAAATAATTTTGCATATTGTTGTTTATACAGTATATTTGTAAAAATATCATTAAAAAGGTTATCTATGTCACGTACCAAAGAGGCTAGTTCTAAGGCAATTCCCTCTACAGGTCTGAACCTAGACTTCTCCAAGAGCCCAGAGGTATACAAGTTTCTCACGTCTAACGCATTTGTGCGCGGGATGATGGGGCCTGTGGGCTCCGGCAAGTCATATGCTTGCGCTGCTGAGGTGTTTATCCGCGCCATTCAGCAAAAGCCTAGCCCTATCGATGGCATCCGATATAGCCGTTTTGTTATCGTACGAAACTCGTACCCTGAGTTAAAGACTACCACAATCAAGACCTGGTTAGACCTGTTTCCCGAGAACACGTTTGGCCCAATGCTGCATACGCCGCCGATTACGCACCATATCCGGCTGCCTGCTAGAGACGGCGCAGCTGGTATTGATGCAGAGGTTATCTTCCTAGCGCTTGACCAGCCAAAAGACGTGCGAAAGCTGTTATCCCTAGAGCTAACGGGCGCGTGGGTTAACGAGGCGCGTGAATTACCGAAGGCTGTAATCGATGGTCTTACACACCGTGTGGGTCGATACCCAACTAAACGCGATGGCGGCGCAAGCTGGCATGGTATTTGGATGGATACTAACCCGATGGATGACGACCATTGGTGGTTTCGCATTGCAGAAAAAGAAAAGATGACTGGCCCATATGCTTGGAAGTTTTTTAAGCAGCCGGGCGGCGTAATTGAGCTGCCAGCTGAGGATCTGCCGGAGAACCCAGAGGCAAACGACTGCATCTTTGCGTCCGGCAAGTGGTGGCAGATTAACAAGAAGGCTGAAAACGTGGCCAACCTACCCGCTGGCTACTATCAACAGATGCTGCTGGGTAAGAATCTAGACTGGATCAGGTGCTACGCAGAAGGTAAGTACACCTATGTGCAAGAGGGTAAGTCGGTGTGGCCAGAATACAACGATAATATTATGTCTGGCCCTACTGAAGTAGATCCTACGGTGCCAATCCAAGTCGGTCTTGACTTTGGTTTAACCCCAGCCGCGGTGATTGGGCAGCGTTTGCCGTCTGGTACATGGCAGATTATCGATGAGATTGTTACTTTTGATATGGGGCTAGAGCGTTTTGGCCACCAACTCATATCAGAGCTCAACGCTAGGTATCCCGGTATACAAGTACTTGTATGGGGCGACCCTGCTGGTATGGCTAGAGATGCCATATATGAGGTAACGGCCTTTGACTTCCTAAAAACACTAGGTCTTAAAGCCCAGCCTACGCCATCAAACGACTTCAAGGTGCGCCGAGAGTCGGCTGCCGCGCCCATGCAACGCCTAATTAACGGTAAGCCAGGGCTATTGGTTGACACAAAATGCAAGATGCTGCGTAAATCCTTGGCGGGCGGCTATCACTTTAAACGGATATCGGTAGGATCTGGCCAAGAGCGCTTTAAAGATGCGCCGAATAAGAATGAGCACTCCCACGTAGGTGACGCGTTTGGCTACTTGCTGCTAGGTGGGGGCGAATACAAGCGCATGACCCGTGGGCCAGCTGGGCAAAGCAAGACTTTTATAGCTCAAACCGTAGCCAACAGCGACTTTGATATCTTTGGACGATGAAATTTCATATCCCTTATGAGGTAATGAATGATGAGATGCACAAGCGCAGAGGTATGTACTATCTGCCGTTTGTGCCTGAGCATTTTGACCATTTAGATTTTGACCACAAAGAGATATCGGTCTTATCTCACGTATACAACATTAAGTCTATGGTCTCGCAGCAGGCACAGATGGGCGTTGCGTTTACTGCGTTTAGACACAACAGGCCTATAGCAGTTATTGGTGTAGTAAACATCTGGCCAGGAGTCGGTGAGCTGTGGAGTATCTTTGATAATCAAGCCAGAGACATACCAGCAACAATGCTTAAATCAGCTATTCGATTTAGCGATATCGCAATTAGATATCTCCAGTTGCATAGATTACAAATAACTGTTAGAACTGACGACAATAGGGCGTTCAGATATGCAAAAGCGATTGGGTTTGAAACTGAGAGCGTGATGCAAAAGTACGGCCCAGATCAGATTGATTACTTACTTATGGCGAGGTTTTGATATGGGTGGATTATTTGGCGGCGGCGGTGGCGGCCCAGATATGTCAGGTCAGATGGCTGCACAGCGCGAAGAAAACGCTAGGCTAAAACAACAAGCAGATGAGGAGCGCAGAGAGCTGGCCGAGCAGGCAGCTGGTCGCGTTACAGCTCGTAGACGCGGCGGCTCAAGAATGTTGTTGGCAGATACGCGCTTAACTCCAGAGACTGGTGTTGAGCAAACTTTAGGTGCAAATAAAGGAATGGGAGTTTAATCATGGGTGGAGCAGTTAAAGCAGTAGGGCAAGCAGTTGGCCTTGAAAAAAAACCAAGCGCACCAGCGGCGCCAGCACCAGTCCCAGCGGCTGAAGAGCCAAAGGTAAATAAAGCAAGCGCAGCTGATGAGATGATGGGCGCTCGTATGCGTGGCGCTCGCCGCCGTGGTCGTCAACTTTTATCTGATGCACGTTTAAATGCAGAGTCAGGAGTAGAAACTTTAGGCGGGGGTAATAGCCTTGGACAATAAAGCAAAGATGCAGAAAAAAGTTAGCAAGGTTATGCGCGAGTATAAAGCTGGCGGTTTGCATTCTGGCAAGGGTGGCCCTGTTGTTAAGGATCAAAAGCAAGCCGTAGCTATTGCTATGTCTGAAGCTGGAATGGAAAAGAAAAAATGAAAGCTGGACTATACGCCAATATTCACGCCAAGCGTGAGCGCATTGCTGAAGGCTCTAAGGAAAAGATGCGTAAGCCTGGTTCGCCTGGCGCTCCTACTGATGCCCAATTTAAGCAGGCAGCTAAAACTGCAATGAAGCCTAAGAGCAAGTAATGGCCATTACAGTTGAGCGTGAGTCGCTTACTACCAAATCTCGCCATGTTTCTCCAAGCTACGTTGATAAAGATAACGTACAGACTCTTGCGAGTTCGGATAGACCGTTCCCGATTGTAGATGTAAACCATCTGCGGTTGCATGAGGGAAGAGCGTACTACGTTTACAAGATGTACCCATACGCTGCTGGGTTGGGTGCTGGTGCAAGTATTGATATAGCAATTGCGTGGCCAGCCAATTACTCTGCCCACGCTGTTTTTGATTATGGTGGATCTGGTGAGTCTGAGTTTTTTGTATACGAGTCACCAACCACAAGCGGTGGCACATCAATGACCATCAATAGGCGCAATAGGGTTATTACGACTGCGAGCGCAGCAGCTGCTGTACTAGCACCAACTGTTACAGCAACAGGCACAGAAATATTAGCGGAGTTTGTGCCAGCCAACAAACAAGGCGGTGGAGGTCAGCTGTTTACATTTGAATTTATTTTAAAACCTCTAACTACTTATTTATTTCGTTTTACCAATGTTAACTCTCAAGCACACGCAGCACACTTAATGGTTGAGTGGTACGAATGAGGAAAGAGCATAAGAGTCCTAGCGGTGGCCTTACTGAGGCTGGTCGTAAATACTTTAAGCGGACAGAGGGCGCAAACCTAAAGGCTCCTGTAAGCGAAGGTGTTAACCCGCGGCGCGTATCGTTTGCTGCTCGTTTCGGTGGTATGGCTGGGCCGTTAACAGATGAGAATGGAAAGCCTACACGTTTGAAGTTAGCGCTGAAGGCATGGGGATTTGGTAGCAAAGAGGCAGCTCGCAACTTTGCAAATAAGCACAAAAAGGATTGATATGGCTGAGATGATGCGTTTAAAACCAGAGGACATCCTCAAGCGGCACGACATTGCGCTGCGTAAGAAAGAGGATTTTCGCGATCTATATGATGAGGCATACGAGTTTGCTCTGCCACAGCGTAATCTGTACGATGGGTATTACGATGGCAAAGTAGGCGGCGCTAAGAAGATGAACCGCGTATTCGATGCTACTGCTATCAACTCTACGCAGCGTTTTGCTAACCGTATCCAGTCAGGCATATTCCCGCCACAGCGCAGATGGTGCCGTTTAGAGTCTGGCCCAGATATTCCAGATGACCGTAAAGCAGAGGCCAACGCAGCTCTTGATATTTATACCGAAAAATTGTTTGCAACCATCAAGCAATCGAACTTTGATATTGCAGTTGGTGAGTTCTTGCTGGATCTGTCAGTCGGCACCGCAGTAATGATGGTGCAGCCTGGTGATGATATCTCGCCTATCAACTACATTCCTGTGCCACAG